AACGAAGCTCTAGAATCGTACGCGATCGAGCAAATCGGTCAAAGACGCAGAGACGAATATCAAGATGGTGAAGTTCGTGCTCAACTTAACGTTAAACCCCCATCAAGTTATGGAAACAAATAGGAGATAAAAAATGGCAAACGAAGTACCTTATGCATTCCCTGTAGAGTTGTTGAGTGGAACTCACGACTTTGCATCGGATACATTTAAGTTAGCACTTTATACGGCGAATCCTTACACTCAAAGTACTAGTACAGTTTATGTGGCTACAAGTGAATCATCAGGAACAGAATATTCAGCAGGTGGAAATACATTAACAGGTAATGCAGTTTCAAATGTTGCAGATATTGCAACAGTTGATTTTACGGATAGTGTTTGGGGAGATCCCACACCCGCAACTTTTAGTGCAGCTTATGCAGCCCTTTATAATTCATCAGAGAGCAATAAATTGGTTGTAGTTTTAGATTTCAGTGGAACAAAGTCTTGTTCTAATGGGACGTTCACAGTAACATTCCCTTCACCGACTTCTGGATCACCTTCTGGTGCAGATGCGTTATTAAGTATAACATCGTAATTATAGGAGATAAAAAATGGCTTTGGTTATAAATGATAGAGTAAAAGAAATTAGTACTACAACTGGTACGGGTGCGATTGCACTCGGCGGTATAGTAGCGGGTGAAGGTTTTACAACTTTTGCAACCGGAATTGGAAATAGTAATACAACTTACTATGCGATTCATAATCAAGGAACCGCTGAATGGGAAGTTGGGTTAGGAACTTTAGATGGAACGAGTGCTAATTTAGCGCGAACAACCATCCTCGATAATTCCGACGGCAATACTTCTGCAATTACTCTTTCTGCTGGAACTAAAGATGTATTTTGTACATTGCCTGCAGCGAAGGCAGTATACTTAGATTCAACTGGAACTCCAGTCGGAGCAGCAAGCGCTGGTTTTGCTTTAGCAATGGCGGTGGCGTTATAGAAAAGGAAAAAATATGGCACAAGATTTTAGAAATGTATTAAAAAGCGCAACTGGAACTGTAGTAGTTCCAGTTTTAGTAGCCGGAGATTATGATGCCGTAATAGGTATTAGATGTTGTAATATTGTAGCAACCACTATTTTAGTAGATGTTTATATTACTAATTCAGCAACTAATTATTACATTGCAAAAAATGTAAGTATTCCACCAAATTCAGCAATTGAGCTCATTCAGGGTGGAGCAAAAATTGTAATGGCTAGTGGTGATACTTTAAATGTGAAAAGTGATACAGCGTCATCTTTTGATACTGTTCTTTCATATATTGATACTATTAGTTCGTAGGAGGAATTATGACGGCAACAATAAATGGAATCCAATATATCGGAGGGCAATACTCTCCTAATGAATTTATCCCTAATCAAGCGGCAACGATTGATGGAACTCAAACTGTAGAGAGTGGAGTTCTGGCAGGGCCTATTGTTTTACCTGGTACAGTTACAATTACCGGAACGGTGGTAATTGTATAATGAGCAGAGTAGAAGTAGATAAAATTCAACAACAATGCGGAACCACTTTAACAGTTGGTGGTGGAGCTTGTAAAACTGCAGTAGTAGATGCAACGACAGTAACTTTAGGTCGTTGTGGTGGTACAGTTTCACTAGCTTCAGGAGCTACTCAATCAGGATTTGGTAGAACAGGTACTGTTGATTGGATAACAACTCCTAAAGTAACAGGGGATTCCCCAATTACAGGTGTTACAGGAAAAGGATATTTTTTAAATACAACAGCAGGAGAAATTACACTTAACCTACCCGCAGGTTCTGCTGGAGATATAATCTCAATGGCCGATTATGCAGCGACGTGGCAAACTTATAAAGTTACAGTTGCGCCTAATGGTTCAGAAAAAATAGGTGGAGAAAATGAAAATGCAACTTTAAATACAGAAGGTCAATCAGTTACATTTGTTTATGTTGATTCAACACAAGGTTGGGTCAATACAATGGATTCAACTTCTAATGTTAGAGGCGGATCTTTTCTGACGGCTACTGTAAGTGGAGCTTGTAATACTTTAGCAACTGCACCTGATTGTGCAAATGTTAAAGTAGCAACTTTTTTAGGTCCAGGAACTTTTTGTGTATCAGCAATTTCAGGCACAGCCGCAGACAATACAGTAGGTTATATGGTAGTAGCTGGTGGTGGTAGTGGTGGTACGTGTTGCGGTGCAGGTGGCGGTGGAGCAGGTGGTTATAGAGAAGGCAGAAATGTTCCTATAGATAATTTTACAGCGTCTCCTTTAGTGGCTAATGCACCAACCAATGCCGTTACAGTTACAGCAACCCCTTATCCAATAACAGTAGGAGGTGGAGCAGCTGCAGTAGGACCCTCTCCTGCGCGTGTGATGGGAAACAAAGGTAGTGATTCAATTTTTAGTTCAATAACAGCCACAGGAGGTGGAGGTGGTTATGGTGGTCCTGATCTTGCACCTGCTACTGGTGGATCTGGTGGAGGTGCTTCTCACGGTGTATGTTCTAGTGGAGTAGGTTCAGGAAACACTCCTTCAACAACTCCTCCTCAAGGAAATGATGGAGGAGCGTTTACTAGTCCTAGTCCAAGCACAACAGACGATGGTGGTGGCGGTGGTGGTGGAGCCGGTGGAGTAGGAGTTGGTGGACCTTGCGCAAGTCCTGTCATAGGTCAAGGTGGACCAGGTGTGCCTTCAGCAATAACAGGAGTAGCTGTTGTAAGAGGGGGTGGTGGTTCTGCAGGAATGAGAAATTCACCAGGTACTCAACCTAATGTTCCAGTTCCAGGAGCACCAGGAGGTGGTGGTTATGGTGGTGGTTCTTCCGGTTATCCAAGACCCTTAGCTGACGCTTCAGCCGGTGCTGGAACTTCTAACACTGGCGGTGGTGGCGGTGGAGCAGCTAGATTAGCACCAAACCCTGGGGGTTCCGTTGGAACATCTGGCCAAGGCGGTTCAGGTATAGTAGTAATAAGGTACAAATTTCAATAGGTAAAAAATTATGGCATCAACAATTAAAGTAGACAACATACAAAATCAACCAGGCACTAATATAATTAATAAGTGTTCAGTCACTACAACCATAGGTGCAGGAGCAGGCGAAACAATAAAGGCTTGTGCAGCAACTGTAACTCTGGGTAGATGTGGTGGTACCGTTGCTTTAGCATCTGGTGCAACACAGACAGGTTTTGGTAGAACAGGAACTGTAGATTGGAATACAACTCCAAAAACAGCAACTTTTAGTGCTGTATCAGGAGACGGATTTTTTTGTAATACAAGCGGAGGTGCTTTTACTTGTAACTTACCAGCAGGTTCTGCTGGTTCAATTGTTTCCCTAGCGGATTATGCAGCAACTTGGCAGACATATAATTTAACAGTCTCACCAAATGGAACTGACAAGATTGGTGGTGTAAATGCTGATGCATTTTTAAATACAGAAGGACAATCTGTTACTTTTGTTTATGTAGATTCAACTCAAGGTTGGATTAATACAATGGATTCAACTTCTAATGTTAGATCTTCTTCTTTTGTAATTGCAACAGGCGGAACTCCTTGTACAGGTGCTATCTGTGGAGATTATAAAATTCATACATTTACAGGACCAGGAACTTTTTGTGTTTCTTCCGCAGGAGGTCCCTCAGGTTCCAATACCGTAGATTATTTAGTAGTAGCTGGTGGAGGAGGTGGAGCCGCAGAATTTGGTACTGGTGGAGCAGGGGGATATAGAGAATCCGTTCCTAATCCGGCAGCCTGGACATCTAGTCCTATTGCTAATCCTGGCAATGCCAGACCAGTTACCGTTCAAGGTTATTCAATCGTAGTAGGTGGAGGTGGAGGACCTTCCCCAGTCACGTGTGGTTCTGTATCAACTTTTTCAGATATTACTTCTGCCGGAGGTGGTAAGGGAACATCTTGTGCTGGAACTCCAGGAGGTTCAGGTGGGGGTGGAGCTGCAGAAGCAGCCCCATCTAATGCTGGAGGAACTGGAAATGATCCACCCGTAAGTCCCGCTCAAGGATTTGATGGTGGTGATGGTGCTAATGATGCCGGTACTGGAAGCAGAGGCGGCGGAGGGGGTGGTGGTGCAACTAGTGTGGGTACAAATGGATCCCCAGGTTCTGGAGGAACTGGAGGTAATGGTGCAACAAGTTCAATAAATGGAACCCCTACTACAAGAGCAGGTGGAGGCGGAGCAGGACCAGGCGGTGGTGGAGGACCAGGCGGCGGTGGTGTTGGAGCTCCAGGTACACCTCGAGATGGAACAGCTAACACTGGTGGTGGTGGCGCTAGCTGGGGAAGACCGGTTGGTGGTGCTGGTGGAGGTGGTGGATCAGGTATAGTAATTTTAAGGTACAAATTTCAATAGGTAAAAATTATGAGTGAAATAAAAGTAAATAAATTAACACCAAGAACGAACTGTGGAACAGTTACGTTAGGAGATAGTGGAGATACATTCACAATTCCTTCAGGTGTAACGATTTCTAATTCAGGAACTGCTGCAGGTTTTGGTGGCACAGGAGAAATTTCGTGGGATACAACAGTTAAAACAACAGGAACTTTTACAGCAACATCGGGAGTAGGTTATTTTTTAAATACAACAGGTGGAATCATAACAGTTAATTTACCAGCAGGTACTGCTGGAGACTCAGTAGCTCTTGCAGATTATGCAGGAACTTGGAATGACAATAATGTAACTGTTTCGCCAAATGGTTCAGAAAAAATTGGCGGTGTTGCTGATGATGCTCTTTTAAATACAGAAGGTCAGTCAGTAACTTTTGTTTATA